ATAAGCCGTTATAAATTGCTTTCGCAATACGGCATTTATGCAAGCATACATGATGACAATTCCGAGGACCGTGAGCAAGCGCGCCCTCAGGATCATGATTGACGTGAACGACTGCAAGAAATGGATCATAGGCAAGGAGGAAGGTAAGAATGGATACAAGCACTGGCAAATCAGAATCGAAACAAGCAACGACAGTTTCTTCGAGTGGATGCAGGATCACATCCCAACCGCACATATCGAGAGAACAGAATGCGGAGTGGATGCATGCAGATACGAAGCCAAGGAGGGACAATACGTCATGTACTCAGACCGTCCTCAAAATCTGATGCAGAGGTATGGAGAATTCAGACCGAACCAGAAACACGCCTTGCAGGCCCTACAGCAATCAAACGACCGTGAGGTAGTGGTATGGTACGACGAGACGGGGAACGTCGGTAAATCGTGGTTTACGGGGGCATTGTGGGAACGCAAACTAGCATACGTCACACCACCGACAATAGACACCGTAAAAGGGCTAATCCAATGGATCGCATCATGTTACATAGAAGACGGATGGAGACCCTACATCATCATCGACATACCAAGAAGCTGGAAATGGAGCGAACAGCTCTACAGCGCCATCGAATCCATCAAGGACGGGTTGATCTACGACACGCGCTACCATTCAAGCATGATGAACATCAGAGGAGTGAAAGTACTCGTGATGACCAACACCATGCCGAAACTAGACAAGCTCTCCAAAGACAGGTGGTGCATACGCACCTTTTGAGGGGGGGAGCCGACGTACCCCCCTAGAACCCCCCCATATGAAATGAGGGCAGGGGCCCTTTTCGTAACACTAGCGGGCCCCTTCTCTATCCCCCTTTAGGGGGATAGGGGGGGTAGCCTACCCCCCCTCAAACCCCCCTCGGCCTTACGGGGACAAGACCTAAGTTTACGGTTCTTTGTGGTATTCAATTTTGGCGGTAAGCCAATCCCTAATGGCGATAGCTATCTTCATCCAAACCCTCAATACACTCCCTCCGAAGTCTGGACTGCAGATCCATCGACAACAGTAAGCGAGGAAGCAGATGATCCGGAAGTAGGCTCCGGTATAGTCTCGGTGTAAACCTTACGATCAGGATTCAGTTGATCCACAGAGTGCCTAGTAAGACAGGTGGAGAAATCCTTGAACTCGAAGTAGTGAGTGATGATCAACCTGAAGTACATCTCCTGGGTGTAACTAGGAGGAAGGATGAACAGTCCCATGTAGAGCAGAGGAAGCCTAGTAGTTTCTATGCTCATATCAGAAACGCGATTCTGATAAGGAACAGTGAGCATATTCTCACCAGCATAGGGAACAAAATGCCAAGTGGGAAGCCAACTAAGGGGCTTTAATCCATTACTGAAGATAGTCTTAGTAGGACTAACGTAGACTGATCCGGAGGGAATACCTGCTCCAGAAACATGGAGTTCGACAGCATCACAAGCATCCTGAAGGCCAAACCTAGTAAAATTAGTTCCATTCTGAACCATTCCGAGATCACCAGATTCAACACCATCAACACTACCGGTAACGGTAGTTCCTCCACTCGGATAAGAATAATAATACTTAGAATCCGAATGTTCGATGGGCTGAGTTACAGCGAGAGGATGAACCATAGGTCTGAGCGAAACCTTCGCGCCCTGCTGAATGCCAAACTTCCTGAAGCTAGGATCTGAGAGAGCGGCATAGTAAGATGCCTCCGAAACCTGAGTATTGACCTGAAGTTCCCTAACAGAACTGGGAGAAGTTCCCTTATAATAAACGGAGTCGAGGATCTCGTTGAGTTCTTCTCCGTGACATCCATGGAAAAGAATGGGATTCAGGAGATCACGAGGGTCACAAGTAAGAGCGCCTGCTTCAAAGGAAACCTGCAATGGATCTGCGGGAAGCTGAGCGGCAGGAACCATGGAGACGGAACAGCCCTTGTACCTGTATTTTCTGAACTGGTCAAAGAAACCAGACAGCATATTGTAGACGTTTCCACCATCGGGGGTATGAATACCAAGGATAGTGGTCTTTCCAGCCTGAGTACCGAGATCATAGATCTCCTGATACTTGGCAGTGACATAATTAGTTGCCATTTTTTTTACCTCCTATAGAGCGAATTGAGAATATAACTCCCAGAAACACCCACATTAGCAGCAGCACGATACTTACTTGCAACCGCACTATTGTAACTGGTACGAGCAGCATAAAGAGCACTAAGATTATACTCAGCGCCTAAGCGCATAGGATACCGAGGTCTGAAGCCAGTATTTTTATAGTAATCCGCCCAATATCTACGATTTTCAATATTGCTTCTCCTAGAGTAGTCAGCGAGATAATCGGCATATCTAATCTGAGAGTTAGCGACTTTCTCATTCAGTACATAGTTGAGGATCGCGGAGCCCGCCATCGCACCAGCAACGACAATGACGGGAGCAACCATCACCAACGCCTCCTAGGTTTGTATCTGTACCTCTGACGGGTACGCCTGTGACGGCGACCAAATGCATATCTTCTCCAATAAGCCATTACCAACATAACTCCTTTTTGTTATAGTCGTAAACGACGTAAAGTAATCTA